AGCCAACCGGTGACCCCGGCGAATACATATAAAATGGGCGAGGATCGGCAACGGCATAGCCGAGGTCGTAGAGGCTGGGGCCACGTTCCCCGTTATATTCCTGGATCGCGCCAGAAGTCGTTTGGGTCAGACCAAAGACGACCTGCGGTCCGGTGATTGCAGTAACGCCCATGGGCTGCGCTCCTTATTCTAACTGGTGGGGAACGTCCCATAAACCGCGCGCCAGTCGTAGTAGGCTGGGACATACCGCTGATAACCCTTAACCAGCAGGTTATCCGTGGTGAACTCCACACTCATATCCATCTCGAACGGCTTGCGGTTGAAGAAGATAAGGCCGTCGTGGTTGGTGCAGAGGAACCACGCAAAGGACGAGGTGAGGTAATCCCAGATCATGAAGCCCTCTTTCAGGGATTCATTCATGCCAGTGATGGCATTTACGTCGTTCTGCGCCGTGCCCGGACGCAATTCGCTGCGGAACAGCCGGATCGCGATGGGCTCCAATCCCGGAGGGGCAATAAGCTTGCGGCCTCGCGCATGGATTTTGAGGCCAGCATTGTCCTTCCAGTTGGTGCGGATCGAGATCAGCGCGTTGAGCAACGAGGTTTCGTTCAGGTCAACATCCGGCGATGGCCGGTTGCCAATGGTATTGCCAACGATGGGATGCGCTGTCGAGAACAGCGCCACGCCGTCACCACCCACTTTCGGGTCATAGGTGGTGCCGGTGTTAAACAGGTTGGCGGCATAGATTTCTTCGGTCTCCTTGAAGGATTCCATCAATCCATCGTTGGAGGGGCCGAACTCTGCCTTGTAGAGGTTGTCATCGATGGCCTTGCGGGTGATCGCATAGCCAAGGCCGATTTCCAGATGCTCGGCATTGTAGACGTACATCTGGCCAGCGGAGTTGTCGAAGCTGGTCGGAGCGCCTTCCTGCTTCAGCTGAGCATAGCCGAGGTAGCGAACCGATGCCCGACGCTCAAGCGCCATATTGGAATCAGTCTGCCGGAAGACCTTCGGCCATTGCCGTTCGATCATGGGGTATTTGCCAGAAATACCCCACAACCCTGGCAGGAGAAGGTCGCGGATGGCAGCGAGAGCGACAGGCATTGTGCTTCTCCTATTAGGTCGTAACGCCGGTCAGGGCCTTACGCGCCCAGTTATTGGGAGCGACGACAAACACGTTGTAGGCAGAGGAGTTGTCGGTGCCGTTCACGCCCGGAGGCGCGAAGTTGGAATACACATCGACGATGCGGAGCGGGTAGCTGGAGCCAGCAACGGTGCCGGTGGCGGAGTTAATGGTGGCCGCCGAGACGCCAGTGAGGGTGTTGCCCTGACCTTGGGTGCCAGCCAGCACAGAAGCGTTGCTGCCGATGTTGCTGGAACCGAGGCCAGCAGACGACGCCTGGACAATGAACTGCATTTCCGGGTCGGTGATGACGTAGGCGGTCACCGGGTTGCTGGAAGTCGCGCCAGAACCAGTGACGTATTTATTGTCCCAAACCACGCGACCAACCGCTGGCGCGTAGTATTCGCACCCGGCAAAGATGCCGAGCACCACGGGACCAAGCGATGAGCCACCGTAAAGCTGGATATAACCCATCGAGGCCGAAGATTGGGCCACCGGGTCACCAGTAAAGTAAGAGGTGGTATCGCTGGAAAGGATGAAGAAACGCTCAAGGCCCATCGTCGGCGCAGAGCCGTCACGATGCCCGAACGAGCGGAAACCGAATGGAGCGTTGGTATTCGCCATGATGCTCTCCTCTTGTAGGGGTCATGATTGACCCACTACCGGAAAACCATCACAGCGCGTGAAGGACTATGCTTTGGGCGGCTCGCCCGAAACCCCTACGGGATTTCTTATTCTTCTGGAACTTCGATGCGTTCCACAGTTTTACCAATCCTATTTACTCTTAATGCGGTTGGGTCCCTTGGGTCAAGCGTGACCCCGGGCATATCGCCACCGCGCAAGGCCCGCTCCTTGATAGCTACTTCCTGCCGGGCTTTGAAGTCGTTGATCCTTTGTGCCTTATCGGTGAGTTCCTTCGGGCGCATCATCAGCACCAAACCGTCAACCTCGATCTCGCCCTCTTTGCCCTTCGGCATCCACTTGCCGTCGAACTGGCCGTCGAAGTCGTCCTGATGGATCGGGGTCCAGCCGGTACGCTCAAACTCAGCGCGGTGGGTGGCCATATCCTGCCCAAAGACCTTGGAGGTTACCCATTGGGCGGTCATCCCATCGGGGATTTTATCCGGGGCGATATAAAGCCGATCCGGTACATCCGGGCCATCGGCGTCCATCGTCTCCCAATTCGGCTTTGCCCGCATCTTCAGTGGCTTAACGGGAGTGTCCCGCATCGGCTCACGCTCCAGAACGGGATTCTTGCGAGGGCGGCCAGGGCCGCGCTTAACCGGTTCGTCGCTCATTAGTGATCTCCATAATGGCCGTTGGCCTTTAGTTCCTGAAGCTTGACCTTCTGCTTGGCATACTCGGCTTCGGTGATCCCGGCTGCCTTGGCGTGCTCCCGCTCCATCTGGGAGAGCGTCACCTTGGTCTGCGACTTGGGGGCTCCGCCAGAGGGCGGGTCTCGGCTAACGGGGGCGCTCACGATGGCTGTCCTCTTCTGATCTGGGGTCACCGGGCGCTTAACCTCAACGTCCTCAATGACCGATTCATCCTTGCGGAGACCAAGTAATTTTTCCACCGTAATGAAATAATCTGTGGAAAACGTATCGAAGCCCTTCGCCTTGCCTTCGTCCACAGCATCCCAATGCACCGATTGCAGTTTTGCATTCTTGCGGTGGTCGCTAACATACTCCGGGTGTTCCCGTAGCCATTCTTTGGCTCGCTCCGGGACATTCATGGCCGCAACAGGGTCAACGGTTTTCTTCTCGGCTTCCGGTGGCTTCTCAGCCCGCGCTTTGGCTTGCGCTACCCGGCTTTCCAATTCGCTTTTACCATCCTCAAGGCGACCCAGATAGGTCTCTGCCTTGGCCAGACGCCGGTAGGCTTCAGCTTGAGCATCTGGATCGGAGTTTATGATGGCGGTTTTAACATCCCGCATCGCCGATTCCGCATCGGATTGAGCACCAGCCATCGCGGTTTCGATGGTTTCCAGCTGTGCCTGTTCGACACTCAGCTGAGATTTGCTGACTTGGCTCTCGAATTTCTGCCGGTCGGCCAGTGCGGCTTCGCGCTCCGCCAGAGCCTGCTCTCTGCCCTCTTGCGCCAGCTTCTCGGATTTCTCCAAAGCCTCGATTTGTTTTTGCAGGGCATCGATGGAAGGCGGAGGCTCCTCTACCTTGGGCTCAACCTCTACCTCAATCTCGGTATCGCCAGCCTCCGGCTCCTTATTTTCAAAGGGTAAGTCGTCCTGTTTGGGTTCTAGCTTGGTGTCAACCTGTGCTGCGGCGGTTCGCATGGTTTATTCCTCAAAACACAATGCTGGGGTCTGCGACTTTAAGCTTGATGTTGTTGTCCCGGACCAAACGGCACGGCACCTTGTTGATCTCCAGGCTCCAGGCATCCCCAACCTTAAAGACGCCCCATTCGCCCACATCAACCTTCTGTCCGTAGAACTGTGCCTCGCCGTCATCCTGGAAGGCATTGGGACCTAGCTTGAGCACCAGCCCAGCCTTGCCCTGCCAGATATCCTCTTTGACGTTATCGGTCGGGCGAATAATGCCGCCTGCGGTTTTCTCCGGGCGGATGTAAATGCCCAATAGAACCATGTTGTACATGACGCTGACCCCGGAGAGGTCGCCTACGGCGCTGAGAATAGCCTTCTTAAACTGCTCCGGCGTTGTCGCCTGCGATAGCGTTTCGATAGTCCGGTGTGGAACAACGACGCTCATTCAAACTCCCTATCTGTTTCCTCGCATAAGGCGAGCACATCGTTCAGGCCGGTCAGATACCCAACCTCGAACTTATAAGCAGCGTAATCTTCAGGCACGCCAGTTACCAGAGTGGCTACCCTGGTTTGCATAGCGTTCTCTATCTTTTTCTTCAACAGGGTATGGAAGCGGCTTTCAGCCATATATCACTTTGATTTCTTTGCCAGCTTTGCCTTCTGCAAGCGGCCTACGCCTGAGTATGCCCCTGCTGTCGGCAGCCTACCACCCGCAGCCCGCATCAGCGGCGGACCCGGAGGACCATCCGGCGGTGGGGTCATTGGGGCCATAATACCTGGAGGCGGGCCGCCCGGCCCAGCACCAGGAGGCGGCATCGGCGGCATCAACGGCGGCGGTGGAGCCTCATCATTACCCTTGCTCGGGCTGACAATGGCGATGTTCACCGTGGTTGTGCCCTTCTTCACCGAGCCGCCACGGGCGAACTTATCCAGCCTGCCCTTGCCCTTGCCACCATAGGCCGGGACTTCATCCCCACCGGATTTGATGGTTTTGGCCATAGCTGGGGAGCCTTGCTTGTCTCCACCAAACTGCTGGCCACCGCCGGATTTACCGGTGATTGCCTTGAACTTCGATTTGCTCGAAGCCTTTGCTTTGCCGCCAAAAGGATTGCCCATGTTACTTCCTCGCCTTCTTGTCCATGCGGCGCTTTGATTTCTTGCCGCCCACCCTGCCTACTTCTACCCTCCCGCCACTCTTTTCCTGTGGAGGCTCTTTCTCCCCAGAAAGAACAGAGCGGTATTCCTCCAGTTGC